CCCGTAGATAAAACAGGTCCCAATCGTCGATTCAGGTATGATTTTTGCACGATTCCCCCTCCTTAAAACCGGGTTTTTCGGTCATCGCATGCCGTCTGCCGCGGCTATTTCTCTGGCCTGCGCAATGAGCTCTTCTCGGTTCTTTTGTTCGGTCTTCTTTTTACGGGGCGGCCGCTCTGATCTGCCCGCACGGGCACCTTTCTTCCCCGAAGTTCGATCCTGTCCGTTAGGACTCCTTTGTCCGGGGCCCTCGTTGTCTCCTGGGCGTTCAGCACCGCCTTCCGGACTGGTAGTAGGGGGATAACGCTGTGCGTCGTCCGCTAAGAAAGAATACAAAGAATAGATCTGTGGATCATTCTGATCCAGTTGAGTGCGCAAGAGGCGTTCCGAACTGGGCCAAAATGATCCAGTTGATGGATCATTTTGATCCAGTTCCGGAAAAAGCCGGGACCTCAGCCTATCCCTCAGAACTGGATCATTTTGATCCAGATAGTTCCCACAAAACCGCACAGCCTCCTCGCGGCCACCCCGTGTAAAGGAGAAGAAACGACTCTCGCTGAGATGGAGAAGCTTCGGCCATTCGTATTCAGCGATCAGGAGGGGCTCGACGAAATGTTCATTGCTCAACCGGCCCAGTGACGGCGTATACAACCGAACCAGCCGGTAGCGTCGAAGGGTCTTAAGGTGTCGTTTGATCGCACCTGTGCCAAGGCCGGTTCGCTTGGCAAGGTAGGATTGGGCTCCCACGACCACCAGGCTCTTTTCAGCCCACGCTTTGTAGCTCAAAAGCCTGTAGAGCTCACGGGCGCATGGAAGAACGAGCTGCATGTATAGCGGCGAGAATTCAAAGGCTGTGCTTGGCCAGTATTGTTCGCGGCGCGATTCGAAATAGGAATCGATCTTGAAATCAGATGGCTCGACTTTGCCGGTGTTCCCCATGACTCAACCCATTCCTCAAAGAAAATGGCTTGACCCTGGGGCGCGCGATGTCACATAGTGAAAGGCAACGCGGCCCCACCCCGTCGCTAAACGGTGGCCAAGCGTGAATTAGAGGCCCCTCAGGTTTCAAGACTGAGGGGCCTTCGTATTTCTGCCCAATCTCTTTGTGATTTTTTTCTCGCCAGAAAAACCGGTTCGAAGCTAGTGACCTGATCCTTGCCAAGGAGAAGGTCGCGGGTTCAAGTCCCGTGTCCCGCTCCAATCCCACTATGGGAGAGGAAAAGAAATATGGGGTGGGCGGCTTAATCATTGGTTCTCTTCGAGAAAAAGGCTTTTCAGGTGTTGCTGGTAACAACCCCCGGAAAGCATTAATCACAAAGACTTCATCATTTCGCGGAAAGCAATCACAGGTCAACGGTAAATTGGGCCGTAGGCCATTCGAGAAAACCGCGAGAGGAGAGAGGCCGAGTGAACTCGCCGACGGGAACCAATGGTTAGGGCGCCGCCAAGTGAGAAACTTGCGTGGGCGACCTTGAGGATATACACATCAAGCCTATGGAGCTCATAGGTCACGTGATTCGGGAGACGCTGAGGGAGCAAGCCGCTTCATCGGAGAACCAGTTTATCCATTTCGCAAAGGATCGCGAGAAACTCGATCGGAAGCTCAAAAAGCTTTTCCCTACCCAGCTCGAGACAACGATTTGGAATGTTCTTTGGAGCCTGAGCGCCACCCAGGACGGAAGGCTATCGTACATCGAGTTTACTGAGGTCGGCTTGTCAGATGCCCTCAAGGTCGAAGTTTATCAGCTCCGCGACGCCCTTCGAAAATTTGCTCGGCATGGCCTTTTGAAAGTCGAGTAGGCCTTTTCTTCTCGCTCATCACCGCGGCCGCTTTTCTCAGGTCCTCGACCGACAGGTGGGTATAGATGCGATCGAAGACCTTCCGGCTCATCCCAAGGTACCTTCGGGCCACTTCCGGATCGACCCCCCGCCGGAGCATGACGGTGGCCGCCGTGTGGCGCCAATCGTGCCAGCGGGCCCGCACCCCCGCCTTAGCTTTACAACGCCTCCAGGCCGTCTTATTCGACCCCTGGGGACGGGAGCCATCCCGGGTCGGAAATACGAAGAGCGAGCGATTCTTGGCCCGCCTGCGCTTAAACTGAGCCATTAAATCGGGGGGCACGGCTATCAGCCTTCCACGCCTGGTTTTCGTATCGCCAGGTAGAAGGCGGATGGTAAATTTTTCCCAGTCGAATTGATCCCAGCGAAGCCTCATCATCTCCCGGAGCCGAAGGCCCATCCGGCGCGCAATTTCTATCTGAAAACGCAAGGTCGGGCCGGCGTGCTTTCGAAGGGCCCGGAGCTCGTGCGGCTCGATCTCCCGGCCAACCTCGGAGGGCAGATCGGGAATCGCGAGCTCGAGCTGATGAGCGATGAGGCCTCCCCTCCAGGCATGCCGAAGGATCATGCGCATATATTTTCTATCGTCGAAAAAGGTTCTTTTCTTTTTGGCGAGCTCGCGCGTGATGTAGGCCGCCCAGTCCGTTTCGGTGATTTCACCTATGGGAAGCTCACCGAAATTTTTGATCAGCCGACCAATGTGGAGGCGCGCGGCAATCCGTGTTTTCTCCGACTTAAGGTCTCTTAAACGCAAGACAAGAATCGCGGTTTCCTGAAAGAGCTTTTTTTTGGGCCTCCAAAACATCGATTGGAGACAATGCAAAAATCGATACCATCCTCGTCGTCAAAAGATCGACAGGGGGGTTGTTCAAGAATTAACCAGTTAAGGACTGAAAATCGTTTGGCAGCCATGCCAATTCACGCGCCTTCGGTATTTCGATACAATTTCTGAAGGTTAAGAAAAATTTTCATTGCCGCCTGGTATCATAATGATGTACAATAGGCATTGTAGGGGGAAAATATGAAGCAACTCTTCTTAGCCTTCGCTCTTCTGGCCCTCGCGGGATGCGGGAAAGGCGACTCTTCCGAAATTGTTCCCAAACCCTATTTCACCACAGGCGAAATGAGCCAATGCGAGAAGCTCTGCATTGCTAGTTGTGTCGGATGCTCAAATGGAATTTATTGCACATCTCCGAGGCCCACATACGAGGATGTTGCGAAATTTTGCTATCCATTTCAACCACTGTCATCACCAGAACAGCATCATGCCGGCAACGAGGCAGTAAACCGTGATGAGGACAATGAGGTCCCAGTTAGCGTTTCTTTTCTTCATAGTCTTTGAGGAAAGGAATGGTCGGATCGGCGAGCAGAGGATATTTGCCCGCCGGCTTGATGAAGCTTGTCTTTACCTTTTGGGGCACTCGATCGTTTAAGTCCTGAAGCTCAATTTGGATGTTCACTAAGGTATAAGAGACCCAGCTCATCCAACCAACGAGCAGAAGCCCGACGACAGCTCCGAGCCCCTTGATGAGATCCCACAATTTGTCGTCTTGCGCTCTCATAGGTCGTTATCGTCGTTCTTGAGGCTCGTGCGCTCGGAGATATTGAGCTTGGAAAGGCTCTTCTTCGGTTTCTTCGCCGGAGCGACCGGGCCCGGAGGCGGAGGGGGCACGAAGCTCTGTTGCAAGGCCCGGATTCGGTCGCTCGAAAGGCTCGAATCGAGTGGGGTTCCCAGAAACTGGCTGACCATGAGTTTTTTCTGATAGGGCATCTCGGGATCGAGATTCTCGAGCACCGATTGCTTCATCTTGTCGTACAGCTTGGGGTAGACGGTCTGGAGGGTTTCCGCCGTCTCTGGGAGAAACATTCCCGCTTTCACTTGGTGAAGCGCGATCGAGGGATCCTCGACGACGCTGAGATACCGGTTGAACTTTGCCCGCTCGGTGGATGAGCTCTCGTATTCCCTCCCCATAGGATCCGGCGCGGGCTGATTGAGCTTACTCGAAAGGAATTGAACCGCGCGCGTTGCCGTCTGTTGAGCACTCTGCGCAGTCTGCGGGGCGACGGCGTGAAGCGGGAGCGTAGCGTCTGCGAGCTCGTCGATGAGAGCAGCGGGGTTACCCGCGAGGTTATGAAGGCGCTCCGCGAGCTCCTTGTGGTCCTCGGCGGAAAGCTCCTCTTCCTCGGAGGCCTCCGCGGGCTTCTCATTGAATAGGGCCTTGGCCCGCTTCCCGATGAGATCGGAATGGTCGTTAACCACTTTTTCAACGTGCCCAAGGCCTGCGACGCCGGCGGCCGCCGGATCCTCCGCTTCCTCGGCCGCGCTGATGATTTTCTTTCCGAGCTTCCCCCCAAGGAGATCCCGAAGCCCGAGCTTTCCCAGGACGTGCTCGCCATTGATCTGCGGATCGCCGAGAGCGCCCTCCGTGATGGGAGCGCCCAAAGCGGCCGCCGCGGGGGCGAGAGAGCCCGAAGCCTGCGGCACCTGGGAGAGGACCTGGTCGACCGGATCCGCCGGCGCAGGAACCGCGCCGCCGTCGGAAAAGCCCAAGACCATGCCGGCGAGCGCTAGATCGTCAGAAAGTTCGTCTTCGTCCTGCTCTTCATCTTTTTTCTTGTGGCTCATTTTTTTCGGCTCGTGATGTTGTAGACCTTATCAAGGGTGTCGAGCGTCGGGATTTTTTGAGGCATATTGATGATGTCCCGAAAACGCTCGAACTTGTTTTGCATTTCTTCCGGGCCTTCTTGACCTTCTGGTAAAGTAGCTCTCAATTTTTCGAGAACTTCCGGGGTCGCTCGGTCACCAAGAAGCTTTGGAGCCTGAAGCAGTAAAGCATTTCTCGAACCAACGAACTTGCTTCCCTCTGCGCCACCCCAGGTCGGCATTCCTTTGATGAACTTTCCAATCCCTAGAGGAACACCCTCCAAGGTTTCTTGTGCGCGGGCGAGATCGGTGCCACTTCCGATGGCGGGATCGATAGCTAACGGTCCCGCCCATGCCGTGGCCCTTCCAAGGAAAGATCGAACCGGGCCGCTTTTCGATTTGTTCATGGCGTCTTGCATCTGATCGAACTGGCTCTTAATAAACCTGTTCGTTTGGTCACGCTGTTTCACGTCACCAATCTCTTCGCGAAGCTTATCGAAATCTTTATCGTCGATAACTCCGGCTGCTTTAAGATGTCCAATGCGGTTCAAATCGATCTGATCGGGGGTTAGGATGTCAGGTTCGAGAGGCGGCGGCGCTTTCACCGTGCCCTGTTGGGTTTGCGCTGGTGCTGAGACACCGGCTTTACTCCGCATGGCATCCAACATCGGAGAACCGGCCTGTGGCTCTGCATTCGGGTTCAGGATCCTCTGAGCGGCCGAGGGCCCCGAAGATCCCCCGTTGAGAAGGCTCGCCTTGTAGTCCGCCATGGCGAGACTGGGGAGCTCGGTGATGTACTTCATCCGGTTGGTCCCGATGGCGAGATCGGCGGCCGCCTGGGCCCTTTGGCTCCCACTCTTTGCGGCGTTGAGCTTCAGCTGTCCCTCGACCATCGCATTCATCTGCGCGATCGTGGCGGAGGTCGCGGCATCGAGGTTTCGGTACTTCTCAAGGTTCATCGAAAGAAGACTCTGCTTTTTCCCGAGATTGGCTTTCTGCGCCTCGACATCCTGGCGGATGGCGTTCTGGACGACTTCCATCGCTTGGTTCGTCGTCGAATGCTGAAGGCCCGCGCCGATGCCGCCGAGAATGACGCCGATCGCGGTCGAAATCTTTCCGGGAAGCGATTTGTTGTGCCAGTAGTGATTGGGATCGATGTCCTGGTTCATCACAGCCTGGGTGAGCTGCGCGTTTTCGGTATCGAGCGCCTTTCGTTTCTCGGCGACTCCGTCCATTAGCGCCTGCATCTTTGTGGTGTGGTCTTGAAGGGCCTGCGCATCCGCGGCGGAGGCCTGGGCTTCGGCAGTGGCTTGTTCCTGGGCGCCTCTTTCAGTCAGAGCCTGCGCGGCCTGGGCTTGGCGAACGAGCGGAGCTCCGGCCGGCATGGCGGGAGGGATCCGCACAAGTGGGGCTGCCGCGGGGGCCGCGACGGGGACCGCGGCGACTGGCGGTGGCTGGATCGCCGGCGCCATGGGTGCGGAATTCACATTCACCGTGACCGGAGGGGTCGGAGCCTCATCACCGCTGCCTTGTGAATCATCGGCCTCGACGGGTTCATCCGGCGTTCCCTCATCATAGTGCCGGACGGCTCCCCCTCGGGCATAGTTCTGCACCGTAGTTCCGATAGGGCTCGGCTGCGGGGAAGGCGTGGCCGCTCGAGGCGGATTGGAGTTAAGCCACGAGGCGCCCGAATTGTAGTCGCCGGCGAGATCGGGGATGTTCGAAACGATCAGCGTTCCTTTGTCCTTTTTCCCGGCGCTATCGCTTTGGACCTTCCCCCCACTTTCGAAGCGCTTGATTTTCGACAGCTTCGCATGGGTCTCGAGATCGAGCGCATGCTTCGCCACGGGAAAGGTTTTATTGTCCCGCGTGTCGATGATGACGTAGTGAGTGGGTTCTTCCGAGTGGAGCTGGAAGTGTTTGGGGAGCGTTTTCATGCGGCCCTCCCCCCGTAACAAAGCTTCTCGAGTTGCTCGACCCGTTGTTTCAGCGTTTGGCGCGCTTTCAGGACCTTGCCATAACCCTTATCGTCCCCATCTTTGTCCATGAGGGCCTGGACGAAGCGCTTGGCACGTTCTGGGGCATCTGGCGCCATTGTCACCGATCTCGGGAGAACCTCCTCGCCGGGAGAAAGCATGGCGGGCACCGTGTCATTTTTGGGGTTATCGCCTTTCACCTTCGCGCGGCCCGGGACTTCGCCGCCGGAGCGGAAATCTGTTGGAACCATCCCGCCTCGCGCGGCAAACATCGCAGCCATCCCGACGTCGCTAAGCACATCAGTCATACCCCCCATCGCGGATCCCATGTCCGGGGAGTCGCCGGCGAGGCCTCCGGCCTCCCCCATCGTTCCACCCGTTCCACCGACAGGCGAAGCTCCGGAAGTGATAGAGCTCGAGCTTTTCTTGAGGTCTTTCCCGAGTGACCCAATTGATTTGCCAAGAACGTCGGATCCCGTGGTTGTCCCGAAATTGAGAACCTCTCTTGGATCCACCGGGACCGCATAGGTCGCCATTCCTCCCGTATCGAACCGCTGAACCTTTCCCCCTTTGTTCATCATGCTGAGAAGGCTTCCCGCAGCACTTAGGATTCCGCCGCTCGTCGATGCGGCGTTATTCGCATTGGCTCCGGCGATTTGGGCATTGGTTTCTTCCGCGCCGAGCTGGCCAGTCGTAAGCGCCGAGTTCTGAGCGGCCTGCGCGCCTTGCAGAATGCTCTGAGCGGTCAGGGCGTTCTGGGCTTCGTTACCGTAAAGCCCCGCGAGCTCGTTCTGTGCACCGAGCTCCTGCTCGGCCTGGAGCTGAGCGGCTTGGCCCACCGCCTGTTGTCGCGTGGCCGCACCCTGGCGGCCGGCATTGAGCGCCGTAAGTCCGGGATTGCTGTTGCCCCCGCGGACCGAGGCCATAAGAGCCTGGGTCTCCGCGATGTTGTTTCCCGTTTCATTATTCAGTCGGGCCTGCGCGGGATTTGGTCCCTGGCCTTGGCTTTCCGCGAGCAGCCTTTGCGCAAGGCCCTGTTGTTGCCCGTAAACATCGGAGGCGATGCCCGCTTGGCCAGCGATCGAAGGAAGAACGTTTTGAGTCGTGATCGTGGGAGCGTTTGCCCGATATTGACTCTGGCCACCGAAGAAATCCGACACAGCCCCGCCGACACCGCCGGCCGTAGTTGAGCCGGACCCGACTGGGCCGCCGGCATCGAAGTGCTCGACACCCGCGTCCAAGAGGGCCCGGGCCAAGGACTTTTTCATGATCACGTGACTTGCCATATCTATACTCCCTAAATTGGGGGGACCATTCAGCCCGTCATTCGCGTTGCCGGAAGTTTTTTCGGGTATTTCTTGCTGAGTCCGACGACGAGATCGAGCCCACTCAATGTGAGCCCGGCGCCGGCGGCCTGTCCCTTGGTCGAATCGAAAAGTTCGTTCACGGTCAGCTGAAAAGCCTCGCAGGTTTGCTGCTTGAAGTTGATCTGCCACTGCTCAAGGTTCCCAGGACCTCCCCAGGCAGTCCCTGACCCCCATTTCGAATCACCGCCCCAATTCGGAACGTAATTGTCGGGCGCGATGGTGACCTGTTGCGCAATCGAGGGGTTGTAGTCGTAGGCAATTCCGACCGTGAGCTTGTGCGGAGAGAGGTACTGTCCGAGGAGAAAGGCCCAGTAAGCGCGTTGGTACCCTTGCAGACCCGCGGGAGTAATCCAGCCCGTCGTGAACGACATGAGCACCGGGTTTGCCCCATCGAGATAGCTTCCCGGATTCTCCTGAAAGACCCGGCCGTAGGTATCGATGGACGTTTGGAGGCTTTGAAAGAGAACCGAGCTCCCGGCTTTGACGCCCTGGAAGACTCCCCACTGTTCTTCGAAATAGTCGTACATCAGCTGTTGGCCGCCCGACATGTTGAAGCGGACCTGGTTGGTTCCCGGGATCGTGAGTGCGGCCTGGACGGTTTGAGAATTGTAATCCTCGACGGAAGCGCCCAGATAGTCCGTCATCAGATTTCTACCGAGCCGCCAGATTCCTTTGTCCGATTGAAAAACGAGCCCACTGGGAATGAGTGCCACGTTCGGGTTCGTACAGCTCACCGTCGCCGCCACAAAAATGGGCTGGCTGTATTGGTTCTGCGCGCCAGTCAGATCGGGCCCGAGCCCGTTGAAGAAATAGATCGCCGCATTCGCCTTAAAGAGGATCATCTTGTCGTCCATCGGCGCCATCATGGAGATGTTTCCGGTATTGCCCTGGGCGCCCAAGGTCGGCGAAATCCACTTGGTGAGGTTTTCGGAGAGCTCCACGGGAGAGCCGACATCGACCTCTTTCGAGAACCAGAGAAGATTTGGATCTTCCGCGTCCACAAGCCAAAGGCGGCTATCGAAAAGGGCCAAGAGATTCGTCGCCGGCGCGGCATCATCGCCCAGGACGTTCCCCCCGGTGTACAGCGGCGCATTCCCAACGATCGAGGTGTCCGCTAGAGTATCGACGTAGGAAATCGAATCAGCCGTCGTCGTGTTCATGGTCGGAGACGTGATGCTCGTCACCTGGAAATAGGCTTGCTGGGCGACCGACCAGCGGAAGATGTCGATCTTAACGAGCGTCTTCAATGTCGAGCGAAGGCTTGGGAAATTGAGCGTAATGGCTCCCGTGGAACCTGCGCCGGTCGTGGTCACAAAAATCGGGAGCGAAGTGTTTGACCTGTGAATATTCCCCTGCGCATCCATCCAGGAATAAATGACCTGATAGGCGTAGGCATTCGTGTTCGTCAGGCTATCCGGCTGCGCTTTGATGCTCCCGGCGACACTGAGGGTGATGGTAATGGAACCGGGCGAGCTCGTGGCGAGCGCGCTCATCGTGATCGTATTCGCGGTGAAAGAAACGACGGTAGTGCTGGCCGGGATCCCGGTTCCGGTGACGGCCATGCCGGCCGCAACGCCGGCGGTGCTCCCGACGGAGGTCAAAACGGCGCTTCCAGTGGTCGGCGTGGCTGTAGTCGTGAAGGTCGCGGCACTCCAAACCGCTTCTACGTTGTCCGGGAAGAGATGAAACCCATGCTCGACGACTTGGGTTCCGTCGTACATCCAAAGCTGGCCCCCCGAGAGATGAAGGGCGCCTCCAATCTCAGCCGTCGTTGGGATTGCTGAGAAATTGAACGTTGCCGCATTGATGCCGGTTTGCGTGTAGACCGCGGCCGAGCTCGCGGCGCCTTGCGTTCGGTTCACCGGCTGGATGAGATCCTTGAAAAGGTATCCGATCGTCACTTTGGAGCCGGTCAGAACCGCGGAGGGAAGCCCGGTCGTGAGGTAGCCCCCGCCATTGAGATAAGCGAGCTTCCCCTGGACCTTGCCCGAACCATTCATCAGAAAATAGGTGGGTTGATTCGTCGAGCTGTAGGTTCCGAGAAAATAGGGCACGCTATTTTGTAAGAACGCCTTGGACGCCAAACCCATCCCGCGAACGAGAATGGAAGACGCAACGTAGGAATGCGTCCCGCTCTGAGTCCCGCTCGTATTGACGTTCGTGCCCCCCGAAGTGGTGTTCGGGTTCGTTGTGCTCACGTTGAAAGTGGTTCCTGAGACGATTGCCGAGATGAAATACACCGTGCCGGCGGTCAGTCCCGTAGGCAGAGCTCCGGACGTCGTAAAAAAGATGGGCTGCCCGACCGAAAGGCCCGCCGTCGACGCCACCGTGAAGACTGCCGGCGAAGCAATGGTGACCGTCATCGTCGGAAGGCCGGCCTGAGGGACCTGGACGGTCTGGATGTAGTTCGAGGCGAGGGTCGAGTCGTAGCCGTAGTTGTTCGAGACCTCGTAGTATACGGTCAACGTCTGGTTTTGCGCCACCGTCGCCAGGTTCAAGAGCGTTCCCGTCGAAAAAATCTCAACGGCTGCGAGAATCGTCGTCATTGCCTGATTGACCGCAAAGGTATAGCCGATCGTTCCCGAGGAGTTATAGTAAGTGACCCAAATGACCGGCGTATTCCCCGTGATGTCCGCACAGACCGACATCATTGTGCATTGGTGGCTCGCATCGGGAGTCACCGTGGAGTGGGCGGTGAGCGTGGGATCCAGGTACATCATCTTGATCCCCGCGGCCGTCGCGTTCCAAGCAATATAGAGGTTGTTATTCGCGACAACTCCATCCCAAGAGACGGTCGACGCTTGGGTATAGACCGTGGAAATATCGGTCGCCGTTCCGGGGGAGGTCGGATTCGCCGTCGGAATGGCGACGTACTGAAGATGCTCGGTCGCGGAAATGGTCGCTGAAAAAACGATGATGAAATAGGCGCCCAGGAGAAAAACCCGCGGCGCACCGTTCACCGTGCCGCCGGCGCCGGGGACAATAGCCGTAGGTCCCGCAACGCAAGCGCCTGAGGGATCGAAAATCGCGTACTTGTAGGAGGTGACGGCGCCCTGAGCCTCCGTATAGGCGACGCAGGTTTGCCCGGAAGAAGTCGCGGCTACATCGCACTGGTTTTGGGTCGCCGACGAGCGCACGAGAGACTGGACCGAGAGCGAAAGCGGAAGATAAGAGCCCTTATTCACCCAGCTCTGCGAGGTTTGGGCGTAGGCATTGATGACATTTCCAATCGCGAGGAGCCCCCCTTGATACGTCGCAAGCAGCACGGTGTTGAAGCTTGCGGAAAGGGTCGCGAGCTGCTTATTGCCGTTTCTTTTCGTGAGCCGGCCGGTCTTATTAAAGACAGAGTTGTAAAGCTGAAGGAATTTCCCGATGGGGACGTGCCAAGGATCGGTCTTCGCGTCCCTGCCCTGGGCAAAAGAAATCGAAATTGTTTCCTTCGCGAGCGGCATTCACGACCCCGCTGGCCGTTGGCCGATGCAGATGAATGAAAAGGCCTCGTCTATTGCCGCCCCGGCAGTGGTTGCCAAGGTTAGGTTCAGTGATGAAGATCCAGTGCCAATAGAGCAAATTCGAGGCGAGTTAGTGTTGTCTACGCAGGTGCAAACGGGGTTATCCGGAAATGCAACAGAGAATGTGATCGCATAAAGCCCGGTCGAGGTTCTCGTGCAAGAGTATCCCTCTCCGATTGGTGTTCCGCAGCTAGCTCCCGATGGGGTTGTTAACCCCCCTCCTCTCACGATCAAGAGCCCATTGGTCGGAGCTCCACCGGAAACCACGACCGGCCGATCGGTTCCGCTATTCGATACGCCGAGGGTGTTCGTGGCGTAGACCTGTTGGGTAGGGCCGCTCGTCATGGGGATCGTGGTCAGAGTGGGGGAGAGGGTCGCGTTCATGGCGCCGGCGTTCGTGATGGTAAGCACGGAAGTAGAGGCCGGGAGCGAGGGCAGGGTGATCGTGAAGTTAGATCCCATGGAGTTCGGCGGTGAAAGGGTGAGCCCTTTGGAGTTTGCGGCGTTGTTTCGGAGGATGGCTGACTCAAAATCCATGTTGGCCGGCGTGTTCGCGGCCGATTGCCAGACAAAGGTCGTAGAGCCCGCGCTGTAGGAAGCGGTGGCGGGCGAAGCCAGGCCCGAGATACTGCCCGGGGTTCCGGCGACGGCGCCGCTTTGGGTGAGCCTGACCTGGTTGCCGTTCCCGTCGTTGTAATAGAGATCCACGCCCGAGACGTATGTCTCGTAGAGGTCGGGCGCGGTCGCCGTGATGGGCGAGGTCTGCGAGGAGTAGCGGCAGGCCCGAAGGGATGTCGCGTTGTTTCCGCCGTAGGTCAGATCGGCATTGATGTTGAGGCCCGAGCTTGGAATCTGAACGCCCTGGCCAAAGGTGTGGTTGTGGCTATCCAAAAGCCCCAGGGCGTTATTGATGTCGGTCGCGTAGTTGGGGCCCGTTTCCACTCCGATGATGGGGACGGGGAGGCTCATATTCGGCGAGAGCGTGTAGTTCTCGGCCGCGGCCTTGGGGGCCAATAGCCAAAGGGTCAGAAAAAGAAGGCGGATGAATAGTTTCATAGTGGGATCTCCTTCAAATGAGCCAAGACTTCGTCGCTGGTTCCGGAAAAAGCGCCCCATTCTTTGGCGCGATCGCCGATCGTCGCGGCGCGCGTCCTTGCTGCCTGGGGAATGGGCTTTCCCTCCCGGCGCAGGTATCTCGTGGCGCAGACGGAGGGTTTTTCGACGACAAAAATCGGGATGACTTCGATTCCGCGGGCCTCTAAGGCGTCTCTTAAGACGCGTTCGGCGAAGGGGCACTCGGTGAGAACGGGTTTTTCGGCAATCTTCGCGGCTTCGAGGAGGACCTCAAGATGATTGCTCTTCGCTCCCGGCGCCCAGGCCGAGTGATCTTGAGTGTCCGCCGCGGCCGCGAGCCCCGGATCCCAGCCTCGAGAGCCTGGCATCACCCAGCACCTATCGTGCGGGATGTAGTGGAAGCGTTCCGCCGCCTGCCGGCACGCCCAGCTTTTCCCACACGCTGCGACTCCACAAACGAGATAGATCTTTTCCACAAAGCTTCCTTTCAGTTCTTCCAGCCCGTGATGGGGAGCCCGCTCGCCTTGAATGCGAAGTTGTCGCCCGAGGCACTAAACGCCGTGCCAGTGTTGGCAATGTAAAGGGGGGCGGTACTATTGGTTTGCGCAGATATAAAAAGTGCGGCGGCGTCCGTTCCGATCGAAGTCACTAACGCAAATGGTCCGACGGTGCTCCCCGGGTAACCTGTCGAGACAGCATTGAGGCCACGATCCAGCGTTCCAACTTTTTCTTTTTGGTTTCCTATTAGGCGGGCGCCATCCAAGGTCAGTCCACTGGGCAAACTGATTTTGGCGGTCACGGCCGTAGAAGTGCCGCAAGTCCAAAAGCCCTTGATCCCCAAGCCGGTACTATCCCGCCACCACATAGCCGATACCGCGGAGACGGTCCCAAATCCGGTAAAAGTCGGGGTGTAGGCCGTGAGGTTGGCCGGAATAATTCGGGAGAGGACCTGCCAGTTCGTGCCGTCGTAGACGATGGTCAGCGTCTCGCCCTGAGTCGCGAGCGTAGTGCTTTTGCCGAAGGCAATCTGCGCGTTCCCCTGGGAGACGATCGTGACCAGATTGAAGGTGGAATCGGTTTTCTCAAGGACGTACTGCTTTCCGGCCGGCGCGGTGTTCGGAAGGACCAGCGTCAAGGCGCTCGAGGCGTTGCAAAAAAGGACGTAGTCGGAGAGCTGAAGTTGATTATTCGTTTGAAGCGTAAGACTTCGAGTGGGCAGGCTCTGTTGCGCGGGCGATGCGGTTTTCAAAAGCGGATCGAGCGCTTTTTTCCACTGCGTTTGCAGGAGCGAGACCTCGTGGTCCTGAATGGGGAAGGTTGGGAGTAGGCCCTGATTCATTAGAGCCCCCCGAAGCCGCCCATGCCGCCGAAACCATCGTCAAAGCCATCGGTGCTCCCATAGCCCACGACCGATAGCGCGTCGGACACGTGATGCGCTTGGCCGGCATCGCGGCCTTCGGCCATGCCCTCGATTCGGGCGGTCATGCGGCCGAGCATTCTTTCCAGCGAAGCCGTATCGAATTCCATCTTAGTGCAGGCTTTGATCGCGGCATCAATGATGACGTACTCTTCCCAGCCTGAGATCCCATCCATCGTCGTGGAATCGATCCAGAACATGCAGACCGCGGCCGTTTGGGTGAGTGTCGCTTGCGCAGAGAGGGTCACCTGGTTATTCGACGTATTGACGGAGCTCACGGTCGTTCCGGTCGGGATCCCGGTGCCAAAGACCGACATACCGGAGGTCAAGCCCTGGGCGTCGGAAACCGTGATGACGGCATTGTTCGCGGTCGTGTTGCAGCTTGGCGCGAACATGAGATTGGTCGGCTCGGGCACATACCAGATCCGGGCCTGTTGACCGGAGGCTGGGATCGGAATGAACCAGAGCTGACTGCCCGCGAGACGGTAGCGGAGATTCGTGAAGCCTGAATAATTAGTCGACGTATTGGGAGCTAAGAATTTGTTGCGATCAATGAGCTCGAAGTTTCTCAGCGTCACCCAGCCGGTGGGCGAGGACGAATACTGGAGATCGACGCCCAGGAGTTTATAGAACGCCGGCGCCGGGTTCCCGCTGATGAGGAAATTCGCCGAGCCATCGGGGAGGCTATAGAACTGAGCGCCGGTGAGTGAGAACTGATAGGGGAGCGCCAAGTAGTAGTCATTCCCGTAAGCCGCGACGATCTTGTCGTAGAGCTCCTTGTAGGAAGAAGAAAGGTACTGGTTCCACTCGGAAGTCGAGATCGCGGGATTGCTCTCCGTCCCGGAGCGTTGCTGCGCCTGAAGGCGCAGATATCCAAGCGTGACCAGACCATTTGCCATGTGGACCTCGCGGGCCCGCTACTCTTGCGGGCCCTCTTCGTGCTCGTAGGACTCTAGGCATGCGAACGCCGCGCGCAGCGCTTGGGCGACATCCTTGGTGTTTCGCGCATGGACCGCTTCGATGAGCTCTTGGGAGATGAGCTCGAGCTCGTTCGTCTCATCCCCCTCCCCCTCGCCGTCTTTTTCTTCAGGCCCCAGGATTTCGTCGATTTCGCTAGGCATTTTGGCCTCCCTTAGATGGCGCCCGAGCGGCAGAACGTGAACGCAAGCCGCAGGACTTCGCCGTTTTGGGGGGCGCTCACGGTGAAGCTCGTTCCCGAGCCCGTGCCAAAGGCGATGTTGATGGTCGCATCCGTGAGAACAGAGGCCGCCGTCGGCGGAATCGTTCGGGTCGTGATGTTGTTCTGGACTACCGTGATGACGGGGTTTCCGGGGCCAAGCGCCAAAGTGGAGGCACCGCCCTGGGAGCCCGACTCGTCCCACTGCGCGTCCATGTAGAGAAGCTTGTTGTAGGTATCGAGCCTGACCGCGGCCTGTTGGCCGAACTGGACCGTGTAGACGCCGCCAAAGGCGGTAAGACCCGTGTTCGTGCCGGTGGCGTTGCCGCTCATGGTGATGGTACTCGCGCCGGCGTTCATCGAAGAGATGGTCCTATTGACGTTCGTGGGACCTGCGTCCTGAACCGTCATTCCGGGGTAGAGGTTTTTGAAAGTGTTGACGGCCGAAATCGTGGGCGAGGCGTTCGCGGTCGTGCCGGTGAAGGCAAAGGTCGCCAAGGACACGTTGCAGATCCCCTTGGAGTTTGCGGTATCGAGGGTCACAGCCCCCGAAGCACCGAAAGTCATTCGGGCAAAGATCGAAACGACATCGGGCTCAAACGCGAATTGGACAGGACGAACGACGCGGTTCATGGAAAGACTCCTTGAGCTATACCGAGAAAACTCGGCAGGGCGGTTTTCCCTAGATTCCGGATGCCCCCACCCGGTAGGGTGGGCAGTTTAGGGAGATGCCCAGCTCCGAATCAGAAGAGAGATCGCTGCGACCAATTAGATCGACAGCTTCACGAGCATTGAATGGCCGGGCGCCTGGCAGCCGAGCTGCCCGTACGCGGCCAAACGGAATTCGAAGGCATCGCTATCGGTCCGACGAAGGAACGAAACTCCATCGTCGTCGACAACGTGAGGAGCGGCTTTGAGCGAGTACAGAGCCCAGTCCTCAAGCGTCAGCAGATACGCCGCGAAGGGCGGGCAGTTTCTGTCCGCGATGACCATGAACTCAGAGCCCGCGCCCTGGATCTTGATGCCCTTGAAGAACACAAGGACATTGCCCGCCTCATCCCGAGGCCCATCGATCTGGGTCTCGAAGATATTGCGAGAGGCCATGGATTTTTGGAGCGCGGCATACGCGTTCGGTCCCACGAAGCAATGGGAGGGGTAACCCCCTTCCATGAAGAGCGCGGTCGACGCGTCGTAGAGCGCTTCCTCGACGGATTGCCCGTTCTGGCTTCCGTCGTAGAAACCGCCGGCGAGCCTCCAGGTGTCCGAGCTTCGGTTGACACCGAAGAAGACATCGGAGCCCGAGACGTTGGCCGGGTTCTGCAGCCACGCCGCAAGACCAGTCAAAGCCACCGGGATCTGGTTGCTGGAGATGGCGGGACCATTGAGCGGCGACGTTCCGTTGATGGCCAGAAAGTCGTTCGCCGCCCAGGCGGACGGGTTCGCTGCCGTCTGCGGGTTCGCCGCGGCCGCGTTTCCGAAAGTCACCTGACCCGCCGAGCGGTTAATCGCGGTGACCAGTCCAAAGCCCGCGCGCTGCGTGGGGTTGGAGCCGGGCGTCGGATCGACGGAAGTCGCAATCACGACCTGGCCGACCGTGAAGTAGCGCGCATCGGTCGGGTTGACCAACTGCACGATTCCGGTTCCCACCGATCCAATCGTCGAGATCTGGCCGATAGAGCCCGAGCCCGAGCGATAGAGCTGTTGGGAGATGAGGTTCGTGACCCCCTGGATCATGGCGTCCATCTGGGCCATCTGGCCGTTGACGAAAGAGCCGATGTTCTGGGAGGCCGCGAGCATCGCCTGGCGATCGATGATGTGAACGCCGTAGGCCGAAGCACGCGTCAGCATGAATTTGACGAACTTGGCCGGGCCCTGGTTACCGCCGGTGCCCGAGCCGCCGTTGATCAATTGGTTCGGCAACTGAGCGTTGGCGAAGACGTTGGCGATACCGGTCGGCGTTTCGACGATCGTCGGAAGCGGCCAGGTCTCGCCGAAGAAGTCTTCCTTCTTTTTCAGAAGCGTGAAGAGGGGGTTATTCCGGTAGTACAGAATGGCGAGCTTTTGCCCGTCATAGATTTGTTTCAGGATGCCGGAGATCTCCTGCATCCCGAGCTGGCCAGAGGTATTTGCGGTAAAAGGTCCGTTGGCAGCCTGGCCCTGCCCTTCGTTATAAAGACCGACCGCAGATGCGACGTTAGTCACAAAAACTCCTCCGCGCGAAATTGCGCGTGAATTGAATTGGGTTTTGTGTCGTCAGCTCGCGACGTGGGTCGGTTACAGCTAAGCGGGCGAGTTATCTCGCCTGCAGAAACGTTCGCCCTAAGGCGATCGCTTTTTGGATGCGCTCTTCGTCGGTGAGGATTCTCGTGGGGGGAGCGCTGGAATTGCCAGACATGGTGTTGGTCAGCGTTTTGGCCGGCGGCTTTTGGCCATGGTTATTCGGCTGCTTCGGCAGCTCCTTAGGAGGAGCCACCCGGGAAGAAAACTTTTTAAGGCCCAGGGCCTTTTCATAGCGGGCAGTGAGCCAGGCCTCGACCTTGTCGCAGGCCTCCGGAATCGACATCATCTTGCCGATGCCGGTCTCTTTATCCATCGTGCGCAGGTAGTGCGCGTCGATGACCTTGTAGATCAGATTGAAGATGCCCGATTGTTTATTGGGGTTGGCGGCACCCTCGAAGTTGATGAGCTCGTACTTTTCGTTATTCTCTCCGACGAAACCCGCGATCCTCTCGTGGACCTGTTCAATGGCTTTTCGCTCCTCGTGCTCGGCCGACTTTTTCGACTCCTCCGCGGCCTGGCGCTTTTCGTCTTCGCGCGCTTTGATCTCGGCCTCGAGGCGTTGCTCGAGCGTTTTCACGTGTTGCTCGGGGGTGGCCTGCCCGTCGTTGAGCTCCGCCATGGTCAAGTCCTGGTAACTCATCCCCAGAAGCTCGAGCGCCTTCCTGGGATTTGTTGCCCGGATCGACTCAAATTCCTTCATTTTTGCTTCACGAGCTTCGATGGCCTGCTCGCGCGCCTTGATGGCTTCCTCTTGGGTCTTGGCCTGCTTCTCTCTTTCCAGGGCTTTCGCCTCCCGCCTAATCAGCGTCTGAAGCTTGGGGGAGACTTTGGGCTCGGAGGGGGCCTCCGGTGCGCCGGGAGCCGCTTCCTTGCTGTCCGGAGGAGCCGCCGTGGGCGGGGGGGCGGCTTTACCGCCCCCCGGAGCCTGTGGTGCCGGCCCCGGGGGGGTGTTTGGGGAGAGAGGCGTATTGGGAATCAGATCAGCCATGTTCTACCTACCCTAAATTGGGGGGAGCGCTTCATGCGACCACCGGCCCGGCGACATTCGGAATGAGATCCGATACCGGCTGCGGGGCGGGCTTCGCCTGGGGCACCGGTGCCGGCGGTTGCTGCGGGAGCACGGGGGCCGGGTTCGCCTGCCTATTCAAAAAATCGATTTGCGCCATGAAACGCCGAAGGAGCTCGAGACGATTTTCGGCCAAATTATTGAGCTTCCCCTGAGCGTAGTATTCGAGCGCAAGCTCCTGAGCTTTTTGGAGATTGTCGTAGGGCTCGGGCGGGGTGAATTTTCCATCCTCGACCATGTCGTCCAAGATTTTATGCAGGTAGTCCTGAGTGGCATTCCCGAGATTCTCCTCCGCATCGAGATCGGGGTAGTCGAGAAGGCGCCTGCCGACTTCGGGGGTGATGAGGCCGCCCTCCATCATTTCCTGAATGGCGGCCAAGCGCCCTTCCGGATCGGTGGGGAGCTTACTGACCGGGTAAATCTGGAGTACAAACTCGTCGTTTTCGAGATCGACCTCTTTCCAATCGATTTTCTGGATGAAGCGCCGCCCGGGCACTTTGACGCTGAGCGATTTGTCCTGGGCGTAGGCTTTTCGGGCCACTGACACCGTGATCCGGGCCAAGTCCACGTAGGACTGCGCGTAGCCGTCGCCGACGGAGGAAAACCTCTGGGAGTGGATATTGGCCTCCGTGCGCATGGCGCGGCCGCTATTCACGCCGGGAGACTTCATCGCGGTCGCCTGCATCTGGGAGACGCCGGGGAGCTGGTAGCCCATCCCGACCATGCTTTGGAGGTGCGCGTAAATTTCGGGCTGGACCAATTGGGGCACGACGTACTGGGGGGCCGTGTCGCCGGCGTACTCGAGGATGGTGCCAATGAGATTGTCGAAGTGGGACTTGATGACCTTGCTGCCGGCTTTGACGAAAATCTTGTGCGTGCCGCCCAAGTAGAGCGACCGCTGGATGGAAATCAGCGTGCGGTTGATCTCCATCTGGACGGGGACCAACTGCTCGACCATGCCCTGGGCGTAAAAGCCGTAGAGCCTGGGACAATAACGCATCACCGCAAATGGGAAAAAGTTATCCTCGTAGTCCTCATCTTCGATCCAGTCGTTGGCGCCGACGATGCAGTGGCGGCCGGGCTTATTGCCCACCGGCAAGCGCCAGGCTTCGATCACGGTCAAGGTATCGCCGACCGAGCGGTTCGCGGCGGAGATGAACTGGGAGGTATTCTGCATGACCGCAATTTGCGCAGCCCGCTCGGGGAAGCTCTCCATCAGCTCCGTGCGATCGATGTTTTTGATGCGATAAAGCGAGAGAGTCGATTCCTCGCCGTAGTGAGATTCCAGATAGTCGACCAGGAGCTCGTAGGGGAAGACGCGCTCGTATCTGACTTTCCCGTTTTGCGCAAAAGCATGGATGATGCCCTCGCCGAAAACACCGCTGTCCCTGAAACTTTTCGGGCCCTTTTTGGAGTGGATGTCGTTTTCGTAAAAAAGCCCGTAGCAGAAGGCATCGAGCTTTCGCGCTTTCCTCTGCGTCCTAGAATCTCCCGCGGAGGTGAGAAACATGGGCTTTGGCTTATTCTGGGTGACGGTGGAAGTGAGGGTGTCGACGCAGCTTTGGCAGATGTTGTAGGTGAGCCGGTCGCGCATGGGGGCCGTGGGTTTTCCGGAGTTCGCAAGCTGGTAGCCGTTCCAAAAAGTCGGCGTGTAGATCCCGTAGAGTTTCGCGTAGGTGTTATAGGAATCGATGCTGCCTCTATCGGCCTTGATGATGGCGCCGACCTGGCCCATGACGGCGGCCGCCAAATTCTTTTTCTCGGCAAGCCACCAGCGCGTTTGCGGCGGTAGTTCCTTGGGTTGCGGGGGCTTTTTGCCCCTTTCCGTGAAGTCAGAGGCGGATAGGCTTTTCGGTTGCTCAGCCATTGGGGCGGCCCTCGGCTAAGGTGCCTTCGTCGACAATCGGCTCGTCATCGGTGAGGGGGGTCTTCCCCAGGTCTTCGCCCGGGACTGACCACATCAGGACCTTGTCGTTTGGGATCTCTTCCTCTAAGCCCTGGGGCAGAACGACATCCGCCACTTTCTCGGTGGGGAACGAGCTCTCTTGCGGAAGCGTGCCGGGGATGGGGTAAGTGGGGTTTCCAATGGGGCCTGGGGCAGGAGGAGCCGCAGAAACCGCAGTTCGCGAATCGCGATTTGCGATCTTCTTTTTCTTTCGCGGGCTTGCGTGAAAGGAGAGCTCGAGCCCCTCAAGCTTCAAGTGGGCGACGCGCGCGCGCCGTAGGTGCGGCAGGAGCTCTTTCAAATCTTTCGGGCTCACACCTACCCTAAATTGGGGGGAGCGCTATTCCGGATCCCAGGCGGGATCCCATTCCAAGGGCGGGGCAAAGTCCGGGTTTTTCTCGGCTTGCTCGCGGCGGGCCTGATCTTCCAGTTTTTGGATGTGGGCTTTCTCCCAGGCGGCCTGCTCTTCGGCGGTCGTTTTCTTTTTCGGCCCGACAAAGAGGTAGGTGTAGGCGTAACGCCACAGATAAAGTGCCGCATCGCAAAGATCGTTGTGCATGCCTTGATGTTCTTCTCGGGGCTCGACTATTTTTCCGCCCTCGGTCACCCAGACCAAAGCCTTCATCTGCTCGCCCAAGGGCTTTGCCAAAGGCAGAAGCTTGATCTTGCCTTGCACCAATTCGCCGTTGAAAAGATTGATGTACTCCACTTTCCCGTGCTTTTCGGCGACAATGAGACCACTTCCATGGCGGTTATTCATCTCGGCCACGCCCTGTTTATTCGCTCCGTCCACCACTTTTACGTCGAACGAGAAATGGGTCTCGAGTTCTTTGATCTTTTGCGCGGTGGCGGTGAAATCGAATTTCTCGCACTGTTCCGCGGAGACAATATAGAGATTGGGATCTGCCGGGTGCCAGGCACCGATGACAAACGTCGTAAAGTCCGGCGAATGAGCGAGATCAAGCCCGAGAAGGTAGCGCCACTCCGAAAGCTCTCGTGGGAGGAACGGGGCGCTATTCAGAATCGGGCTATATTTATAGACGAGCGCATCGTCATCGACTACCCACTCATTGAGGTACCACTGACAGTAAAGGGCGGTGAGCTTGAACAGGGGGCGAAGCCGCTCAATCTCATCAAGCTCCTCCTGCCATTGCTGCGCGACGTACGGATTTTGAAACGCTGTCCACTGGTGAACGGACCAGCCCTGTTCCCGAGGATTGTCATCAGTTGGGAGCTTTGTGATGTCGTAAAAGAGGGTGTGCGTTGCGTTGCCCGCGGTCCCCAGCATGCAGATAGTGCCGCGCCAGTCGGCTGTCCCTGGCTTCAAAATTCCGTACACGAGGCGACGCTGATCGATCGAATACTCGGCGGATTCGTCTATGATGATGAGCCGGTATTTCTTGCCCAAAAGCTTGGTCATCTCGTCTTCGTCGGCGTCAGCGCCGGTGACGTAGATAACCGAGCCATTGGGAAGGGTGGCGGTGAGCTTACTCTCGTTGAAGGTGATCCCAAGCCCGAAGTCTGAATCGATCTTCTTTAGGATGTCCTTCCAGATGATGCCTTCGGCAGATCCCCGGGTTTTCCCGATGAAAAGGCAATTGCAGCCGGCGTTTTCGAGCGCTTCACGGATTAGATAAAGGCCGCCGGTGTAGGACTTGGCCGCGCGCCTCGTGCAGAAAAGGGCCTTGAGGCGCGCGGGATCGAGAATGAAATCCGCTTGCTCGAAGAACGTGCCTTCCAGGATGTCAGGGACGGGAGCTCTGGCTTCGAGGTTTCGGCGGGCCAACTCCTCGATCACAAGCGAACGCGGAATTTTTTCCGGTAGCACCACACGGAACTACGCCGCTTTCTTTTTGGCCTCGGCTTCCGCCTTTTCTTTCGCTTCGAGCTCGGCTTTTTCCTTGGCCTCGAGCTCGGCAACGGCTTTCTCGGAGAGGAACTTGATGACCGACACATTGGCGTAGGGCACGACGAACTCGTGCTTGTCCGGTTTTCTGTCGCCGGGCATCTGGTAGAAAGCTTTCACGTAGATCCCGGCCGGCGTCATCGCCATCTCCCACTTCTCGTGTCCCTTCTCGGTGACCGAGAAGCTGTTTTTCGGCATGGGACCGATGGGCGGGGAGATCGTGGTTCGGAAATACTCGATGCGCCTGCCATTGATATTGACGTTCATTTTCGGCTCCTAGGTAAGGTGTGGGGAAAACTTGAACCGGCGGAAGCGGCCGGGGTTAGCGGCCATGATTTTTCCGGCTTTGGGCGTAAAATGGGTATAGAGCACGTTGCCCGCGGGGACGCCGCGTATCAGAAGCTGGTTTGCGAGATCAAACTTTCGCCGGTAGTCGGCTTTGACGTAGAGGTAGTGGATGACGGTGGCGTTGGGGATACACTCGACGGCAATCCAGCCCAGAATGACGTCCGGGTTCTCCCCGGCGGCGACCACAATGACGGTTGCGGTCGGGCGGTTGAAGAAGCGTTCTCTCAGCGGCCGATGGAAAAAGTGAAACGTCTCAGGCGAGAGGAAGTCTTTGATTCTTTGCGCGGAATAGTAAGAGCTCGCCCAGGAGGACTCAATGAAAGGGCGATCTTCGGGTGTGTAAGGGCGGAAAACGAGATCTTGGGTTTCCAACTCAGGCATAAAAACTTCGGCTCCTACCTACCCTAAATTGGGGGGAGCCCGTCGGAGGGTGGATGGAAAAGCAGGCCTGCAAGAATTGCCGGTTTTGGCTGAAGGAAGGCGAGGCCGGAAACGGCTGGTGCCGCGCGAAACCGCCCCAGGTCTTTCTCGTCATGGGACAGGATACGCTCGGGCGGCCGGCGATGAACTTTCAAGGCGCGCAAGCGCCGGCGAGAGCGGATGGCTGGTGCGGCGAGTATGCGTATCTCGAGCCCGCGGAGACGGTGCAGTGACGGACGACGACAAGAAGTTTGTGGAGGACGCGGAGGCGATGGGGCGCCCGAAGGAACAGCGCCTCTGCCGCATCATCCGCGAGCTGGAGGCGGGGATTGCGGAGTGGGAAAATGGCGTACTGGCTTACAAATGCTTTGAGTGCGGTTCAGCGATAACGCCCATCGCGAACATCAACCTGCGCAGTAGGATTAAGGAGCTGGAAGCGGAGCATGCAAAGTTGGAAGCTTCGCTCCTAGCGATCAAGGAGGAGGTCGAGAACGCGCCGTGGGTATATGCGTGGAAAGACCAAGACAATTGGCGCAGACCGCTCGACGAAACAGATTGTGATTTTGATTGGCGCGCCAAGCTAGTACAGAAGGAGAAGTTGGGAAAATGAGCGTCGTCGACCTATCGAAGCTCGAGCTGAAAGTGATTCGGGCCGAGGACCTCGCGCCCGGGGACATGGTCCTCGTCGAATACGATCCGGCAGTGGGGCCGCAGCCTGATTACCACTGGGCTGATAGGTTCTTTCCCAAAGGCGTGAGATTCGCGATCGCGGAAAAAGGCCACGTAAACTTCAAAGTCCTCTCCCAAACCGAAGCCGAGGAGGCCCAGGCCCAGGGCGTGAAGTTTCGAGAGTTCCTCTAGGGGTTTCCCAAGCTCGCGGTAACGAGGATCTCTTCCCAGACAAGAGTGGACTGCACGACATGGGTCGTGCCGGCCGCGGTGGCCATGATGCCAAAGAGGCAGCCGGGCGGGACGACGATCCCGCCGTCGGGTTCATCGAACGCGTCATAGAGGCCGGCGCCGGCCGCGATGGCTGCGGGACCGCCGACAAGGCCCAATTGATTGAGGGCCGTCGTGGGGGCGCCGGTGGCGGCGAGGACCACGTTAACGAGCGGCGTCACAACCGACGCGGTAGCGGCAGAGCTGAGAAACCCCGCCTGGATGGTGCCCGTAGACGCCGAGGTCGCGGGCTGGTTCACGCTGGGCAGATTCAGATAGTTGTAAAAATAGGGGCCGGCGGGGGTACCCGAGACCGTCGCCACATGGACGCGGCGAATCACGGCGTTGACCGCGGTCGCGCCCGAGCTCCCGTTGTAAAACCCGTTGATGAATTTGGCAGTTCCCAAGGCCGATTTCGTGGCATTCGCCGAGGCCAAGGTCACGCTCTGGGAATCGAGCACAAAGAGCGTGTTGAGAAGCGCCGAGAGGTACTTCGACGGTGAGACTACCAAGCGCCCGGCATTGTCGCCCGATGCCGATTGGCTCTGGCCCAAAGCGACGGAGGGCAGTTTCTTCGGGACATTGACGCTGACGTTCATAGATTTATTCTACCACGGTCAGGGGAGAGCGATCGTCATCCCACAGGAGCACCGATAGCTCTGGCCGCGAATGCCGGGGCGAAACCGGCGCTTTTTTCCGCAAATGCATTGCATGATGTCGGTAAACTCGCCGAGATTGGGAGCCGGCGCTGGCACTATCGCGAGGGCGGGATTTTTCGCGTAGTGGAGCGCATCCAGATAGTCCGGGGAGCCGACGGCCGGTGGCGCCGGAGGTGGCTGCGGGATCTCCATGACCCAAAGGCCGGTATCCCTATCTTTGGTGATGGTGCCTTTACAGGGGATGCACCGGACAGCGTCCCAGCTGGGATCGATGGGCAGTTCATTGCCGCAGCGGCACTTGAGACGGTTCTTTCTTATCAAGGGAATCCTCAGCCTAATCGACGGTGGGACCGGCTTCAGGGCGGCCAAGCCCGCGCGCTTTCCCATCTGGCGGCCAGTGCTGAGGACGAAATTCTTGCATCCCTTCGTCTTCTGCTTTATCTCCCACACGTAGTCGCAGACGGCTTGGACGCCGGCGTCGGAAAGGCGTGGCGTGCGGCCGTGCTCCGTTTCTCGGGTTTCCCAGAATTTTTGAAATTGTTTCTCAGGGGCTGCGTGCACGTATTCGAGATAAGTCACGACAGGGCCCCGGCACCATTCGCATTGGAAACTGTCGTCCCTAGTTCGAAACCACTTGTGCCGGTGCTCGAGCGGGGCCTGAGCGGAAAGTGTGTGGTCGGAGGATCTCATGGTTTCCCTTTCAGGTACTCTCTCAGTTTACCGAGCAGGTCTTCGACGGTCCAGCGGGAGAGCCCAACGCGGCGGGCGATCTCAGAATTGGAGAGGCCCCCGGCGTGAAGGCGCCAGAGGGTTTTCCGACCGCGGCCGAACTCATTGTAAAGGCCACGACGAAAGCGACGAGTCCACATGATGGAATTCGCCCACGAGTAGTAGGCTTGTGTGGCTTCAATCGCCGTGGCTTTGAAATTCTTACGCAGGGAGAGCTGGGACAGCACCGTCCCGTGGGAGCTCGTCCGCTCGATGTCGGGGAAGCGTTCTCGTTCCAGGATTCTGTCCCACTTACGTTTCTCACGCTTGAACCGTTTCGTCTGGTAAAAGGGGGTCACGCATCTTTGGGAGACTTCCCTTTCGCCGCTTCCTTCTTGAGACCAGCCAGTTCCTCTAGCTGTTTTTTGGGCATCTTTTTTAAGACCGCGCGGATGGCGTCTTCGAGCTTCTCGTCCATCTTCATGCGATCCGAGATGGCCGAATAATACCGGGTCAGGACGAGATCGTATTCCCCCGGCGGCTTATTGGGCATCATCTCCGCTATGCGCCGGAGATCCTGGGCTATCAGCCGGAGCGCCAGCTTGCTGAGTTTGCGGGTTGAGGCTGCCCTGGGCATTCGCGTTCTCCTTCTCCGCCGCTTCCTTCTCGCGCGCTTTTCGCTGTTCTTCCCGGATAAGCGCGTCGTGGCAGCGCAGCTGAAGCGCGCGCGCGGCGGGGGTCGAGATGGCATGCCGGCGTCCAATGCTCGCCAAAAAGCGGTAAGAGAGCCGCGTTCTCCCCGGCGGAGCTCCGATGATAAAATTTGCGATCAGCGCCCAGACGTCCGGCTTATCTGGGACGCCAAAGTGCTCAAAGAGGACGAGTTGCAGATCGTTCCACTCCGATTCATCTTTCGGGAACGGCCTTGGCCACCAGGCGGTGAGGCGGTACCAGAGGCGGGTCATAGGGTCACCTTGGCGTTCTTCACGAGCTCGCGGGCCCTGAGCTCCGAGGCGATATACAAATAGGCATCCTCAATCGCCTCCGCGGTCGAGTAATGGGAACAGTCGTAAGCGATTCCCTGCGCCTCGATGAGAAAGGTTCCCGGATTCGGGCAATGCATCTTGAAGCCCGGCATGTCTCTCAACCGACTCAGGAGATGGATGACGAGCTCGTTCATTTCGTTACCTTGGGCGGAAGCCCGTAGTGCGAGCTGAAACACACAAATCCATTGAGCTCCGGGTAGTAGGTCTTGCAGATTTGCAGCTTTGACCAGGCTTTGAAGCCGAAAATGCCGACGATGAACGCAATGACGCCGACAAGAAAAACCCACGCCGCGATTCGGTAAAAGAATAGCTTCATTCCATCGCCTCGGCGCGGATGGAGAATCCGCCGTAGTAGCCGTTGTGCTCGTTGTAGTTGGCGACGGTGAAGTCCCCCTTATCCGTTTTGATAATGAGGAACTGGCAGTCTTTGAAGTTGTAGCTCTCTTCTCTTTCCCGCTCACCTTCCTGAGCGTCTCTAACTTCCCCGGACAGGAGCGTCGCCCCTTTGAAGGCGGTCAAATCATCGTCGCAGTTCATGTAGCGGCTCTCGCAACAGGATTGCCCATGGTCTGAGATTTTGAGCCCCGAGCCATCCTCGAACTTAAACACCAGGTAGTCGCCCTGGAGCCGGACATCGGCGATTTTCTTCCCGATCGATGACGAAAAAGCCTTCGCCGATTCTTCGTTGCCGCCGAGTTCCTGAAGTATGACGCCGACGCCTTTCATGGGAACAGCCTTTCTTTTTTCTGGAGCTCGCCGAAGTTGGGCGCCGGTTCCGGCGCCGGCGGCCGGTGCGCGGCCAGGCACTGAGAGGATTTTCGCGGCGTCCCGCCGGAGCTCGGCCTGGCCGCGCCCAAAGCCGTACCAGTAAGCCTCTTCCACGGCCCTTCGCATTTGGTCCGGCGCCGGGAGCCGAGTCTTCAGCTCCTCGAGCTCTTTCTTGGCTTCCTCGGACGCGTCGTAGCCGAACATCTATTCCTCTGAATTCTCCCCAGGCGCCGTCGCGCCGGCCTCCTTGACGGAGGAGTTTGAAGGTCCGTTCTCCGGCGCCTGGGGCTCTTGAGCTGGTATGGGCTCAACATATGGCTCGTAATGGGCTTGAAAATCTTCATTGGGGCAGACGGTGAAACCGCCGTGGGTATTGGCCACGATCCAGTCGCCGGGTTTCGCTGGGGTGACCACGCGGTTCTGCTCGACGTCGACGAATTCCAGGCCCTCGGGCCCGCGCCGCTCGAACCGAACATCCGGCGAATTGGCCCACTCGCAGACGGCCTTCCCGTTTTTTCCCGTCGACTGCATCGCCTCTTTCACCAAAACCTTGGTCTGGTATTTCATGGGTTGTCTCCTTGCAAACTCGTCGATTTGCCGCCTGAGCGACGCCCCTATGTCGTCGCACATTTTCTTGATTATCGGCCTGGCCCAATCTCCCCGCGCAAACGCCCCCTGCTCCCGAGCTCGCGCCCAGTCAGTCATAGACCCAGTCTTGCGGGCTTCTCGCCCACTTGCCCAAAAGCTGCGCAAGGGCTGGGCCAAAGAGCTTCATTTCCTCTGCCACCTGGCGACGAGCTGGTCGTTCAGTTTCCACCAATCTTCAGCGGGTTTGCGATACCCGCATTCGCACGAGTAGTAGCGGGCGATTTTCTTTCCGTCGGCAAAACTTTCGCGCGTCTCGAGCCGGTGCAGGCGAATGGCACAATGCCAGGTCGTCTTCAACCATGGCCAAATCCCCTCAATCATGCCGCTTCCTCGTCGTGTTTCAGATGAACAATCGCGCTGCATCCTGGCTTCCGACACCAAATTGATTTTCCGCCGAGCCGCCGGGCCTTCCGCCTCTGCCTCGCGTTCCCTGAGGGATTGAAGGTCGGTTCCTTCTTCGGCTTCCCCGGCATGCGCGCCTTAAGGCCGCGCTCGTGAACCAGGGAAAAGACGTCTCTAAGCTTTCGTTTCTCCCATCCCTTCGGGAGAAGACTGGTCAGCGGCGCCGGCCGTTTCGGTCCCACCCGACAAGGTTTCTTCTCCACTGCCGTCAGCCGTCGAAGTCTGGATAGTAGCCCCATTCTTTCCTCCCGCGCGTAGCGCAGCCTTCCGATCCCGCTTCGCCTGCGCCGCTTCGATCTTCGCTCGATCAAGCTTCCCGCGCGCCTCCGCCTCTTGGCAGACGGCCGCAAACTGGTTGGTCAAATTATCGAGCTGCATCTTCTGGTACTCGCGGGCCATATAGGCTTTGCCGGTTTCCGAGTACAGGCGCTCGAACTCCTTATCGAGCTCGTTCTTCGTGCGGGGCTCTTTGGGGTTCTCAGGCGTTCCCTGGGTGGCTTTGAGCCGCTCGAGCAGCGCCGGATCCCCGGGCTCGGGGGAGGCGTTGACTTCGGGGTTGGCCGGAGGCACGGTAGCCGCCGGCGCCTGGTTCACATCCAGTTCACTTTGCTGCAGTGCGATTTCGCCTTCAGGCACAAAATCCTCCATCCTGCGCGGTTTAAGGACGTTTCCGTCCTTTTTTTGCTCGTTTTTGCGCTTTTGCTCACCTTTTCGGCGTTTTACTCGGAAACTGAAGGAGAGGGATTTCGCAGACTTAGCCCCGGCGCGCTTTTCGGAGGGGGCCCGAGGGGTCGCCAAGCAGGGGGTCCCCGTCGTAAACATCCGGTGGCTTCAACGTCGTCTCACAAAAGTACATCGCAAGATCGAATCTTTTATTTTTCGGCGGAACGATTTTCACGAGATGCGTTCCGATCGAGAAATCGTCGATAACTCGGTTCATCTGCAGCGTCTCGAGAACTTCCTCGAGGCGATAGGGATGAACCATCTCTTGCGCTCCGGCGAGGCTGATGAAGATAGGTTCTTTCTTTTCCATGCCCCGGTATCGGCGCCGGCGCGCGGGCGCTTGATTCGACGGCACCGGGAGGCGCAAGCCGGACGGCGCCGGCGAAACATGCGGCCGCGCGCCAACTAGACATTTTGTTAAATTGTCCCGTTGGTTTTAATCTAAGAAGAGCCTCACGGTAGCCGAATAGAAGTCATGGAACAAATCATCGACCCTTCCGGAATCATTACCTCCTGGCATTCCTATCCCAAGATCTACGCTCTCGGCCACACCGCTCTGGCCAAGCTTCTCGAGGGACCTGTCCTGATAGAGGAAAAGATCGATGGGTCTCAGTTTTCCTTCGGTCGATTCAACGGCGCGCTCCGCGTGCGAAGCAAGGGGCAGGAGATCTTTCTGAATGCCCCGGAGAAGATGTTTCTCAAGGCGATCGACTACGTGAGCTCCATCGCGGACCGCCTGGTCGACGGGTGGACTTACCGCGCTGAGTATCTCGCCGCTCCGAAACATAATAGCCTTGCGTACGATCGGATCCCAAAGAATCACCTTATGGTCTTCGACATCAACACCGCCGAAGAAAAGTACATGGGGTGGGAAGAGAAGCGGGACGAAGCGGCGAAGATAGATCTCGAAGTCGTGCCACGGATCTTCGAGGGACCCCTTGCTTCTTACGAACAATTCCAGACCTACCTGCAATACACCTCTGCCCTCGGAGGGCAAAAGGTGGAAGGTGTCGTCGTCAAAAACTACGCGCAATTTGGAAAAGACAAGAAGGCCTTGATGGGAAAGTTCGTGTCCGAGGCATTCAAAGAGGTTCATGCGGCCGAGTGGAAGATGAGCAATCCGGGTTCCACTGGCATTATCGACAACCTGGTCCTGAAGTATAAGACGCCTGCCCGCTGGCAGAAGGCCGTCCAACATCTTCAAGAGGCGGGAAAGCTCGAGGGCTCGCCTCGAGACATCGGCCTCATCCTCAAAGAAGCCGGCGCCGACATCCTGAACGAGTGCGAGGAGGAGATCGTGGGAGCGCTAAAGGAGTGGGCAATCCCCAAGATCCGGCGAGGGTGCACCAACGGGATCGCCGAGTGGTACAAGGAACAGCTGGCCAAGGCGCAGTTTAAATAGACATTCCGTTGAATCGTCTAGTACGAACCCTGTACGAACGTGATTTCATCGGCATTGATGGCGAGAAATCGTCGACATGCATCAGCATCCCACCATTCTGGTTCCTTCTCGGCTGAGTCAGCAAAGCACTTGCATTTGTCGCAGTGCGGTTCTTCTTTCAGTGAAGCGAGATTCTCCGCGACCATTGATTGAAGCACTCGAAAGCAATCTCTCGCCGCATCTGGCAGGCGATCTCCGTAGACGCACTTGCAAACGACATCTCGCAGATCGGTGACTCTGAATGGCGCCGGCGTGGCGTTTTCGGTGTTCGGACCTAAGCCAAGGAGCTGGGAGTGAATCGGCCCTTCCCTCCATTTCGTAAGCTCTTTTTCCCCGGCTTTAATAGTACAGCTGAAACTCATTCCTTTATCCCCATCATCTTCGCAAACTGGGTCGGCGAGATCTCTCCTGGATTCTTCTCAATCAGGGTCGATTTAATATCGGCGAAGTTGAAAAGTGCCTCCATGTGGCGATGAAGCTTCAAGGCCACAGCGGGATCCTCATCCCAATTGGAGTACCAAAGTTGATGTATGTGCTCGATGAGGCCTTTGAGTTCTTTCTTCGTCATTCTCGTCATTCTCGTCATTCTAATTGGACAAAAGGTTCAATCGTCTATTTTCGAAACCGACGACGGACATTTTTCATACTCACAGGGACGTGCCTGACTTGCCTGGCCTGTCGCGCGCGCCTGACCATTTTTTCATGCCCGCGGAGCGCTTCGTCCCAAGTCGTATATCGATCTTGCGCGCCGTCGATCGACGTTCCGAAAATCATGGTTTCAAACCACAATGGGATTCCGAACCAACCGTGATTCAGGCCCAGAAAAACCGTGCTCACCCAGATGCGTCGGCGGTGAGATAGTATCGTCACCCTCACATGACGCTCTCCGGTTTCAAACCATTTAGCCCATTCCATTAGATCTTCGACTGGAACCACTTCATGTTCAACGAGTTTTGCCCTATGAACAAACGTCCCTTCTTTAATCGTACTTGCTAGCTCCATGCGCCCAGTCATACCACGCGGAGCCTTTGCCGATAAGGGTTTCATGAAGGGATGCCGGCCGCTCACTGATGAGGAGATCAACCAGGTGCTAGAGCACTTGGCGAGAACGCGCTATCCCGCGCGCAACAAAGCGCTTTTTGTCCTGGGGATCCGATCCGGCTTTCGGATCTCCGAGCTCCTCTCCCTCAAGGTCGGCGACTTCTACCATGCGGGGCAGCTCTCCGATCACGTTCGGGTGGCGAGAAAGCATATGAAGGGTAAGCGGGAGGCCCGGACCGTGCTCCTTCATCCCCAGGCCCGCGAGCTCGTGGCCATCTGGATCCGGGAGCTCGAGGCGATGGGGTTCGACCGCTCAAGCTATCTCTTCCAGAGCCGCAACGGGAAGAATCAGCCCCTCGATCGCCGCCAGGCCTGGTCGATTCTAAGAAAGGCCGCGATGGCCTGCGCCATCCGCGGGAAGCTCGGCACCCACTGCATGCGAAAGACCTTCGCCAAAAGGATGTATGAGCTCCTAGGTCGGGACCTCATGAAGACTCAAAAGGCGTTGAACCACGCCCGAATTACATCGACAGTTTCTTATCTTGGGTTCGCTGACAGCGAAATCGATGATGCCATTCTGAAGGGCTAACCGGGAGGGAAGGAGAGAGCCAAACCCTCCCGGTGTACCTGTCGTTTGGTCTTACGCGTGCGATTCCGCGAAAGCCCCAATAGCCATCCCCCAAAGCGCTTTGGCGGCGGCAACGTAGGTGTTGCCGACCTGATTGAGCAGAGTCGAGCGGACCGCATTGTCCGGAAGCTTGTTGATAGTGTCCGTGAGCCCATCGAAGCCGCTCTTCACTTGCTCGATCGACTGCGGATCGCCGTGCTTGATCGGATTCGCGTTGTTGTGCTTCGGACCCCTAAAACCGCCTTTACCTTTTTGCATCTTCATTCCTCCCGTGATCGACCTCCGAAACCCTTTACCCAAAAGGCGCGGCGGGTCGTTTTTCAATTAGTCTATCTGGCAAAAAATCTTAGTTCAAGCAACACGAGGGGCTATAATGAAGGGAGTCTTTCTCCCCAACCAACTTTTTCGGAGGCAATAATGCCAATTTCAATCATCCTGGCCCTGATCTCCGCGGTAGTCCCCGCGCTGGTTCAGGAGGCAGAATCCCTATTCTCTTCGTCCGGAAACGGAGCTCAGAAGCGACAATGGGTGCTCGACGGGGTCCATGATCTCCTGCAGCCACTCGAGAAGAAAGTTCCCTCCTGGGCAGGAACCGTCATCGCGGATCTTGAACCGCTGATCGACCAGGCAATCAATTTCGCTCTCGTCAAAGCAGGGCTCTGATGAATCTCGATTTAGCCGGCGCAGCCTTCCTCAAAAAAGAGGAGGGCTGCCGGCTGAAAGCCTACAAGGATTCAGCCGGCAAATGGACCATAGGGTTCGGATGCCGCGATGGCGTCGTCCCCGGGCTTGTCATTTCCCCAGCTCAAGCGGAACTTCTATTCGAAGAGGCGGTCGAACCGGTAGAGGAAGCGGTCAACGAAGCGGTCGATGCAAACGTGCCTCTCTCTCAGGGGGAATTCAATGCCCTGGTGTCTTTGGTCTACAACATCGGGGAGGAAGATTTCCAGACCTCGACTCTTCTTCAGCGCCTGAACCAGGGCGATAAGCGCGGGGCCGCAAAGCAGTTCCGCCGGTGGGTCTGGATCCATACCGAAGATGGCGAAAAAGAAGTCTGTGACGATCTCGCCAAACGCCGCGCTCGAGAGGCCGCCATGTTCCTCCAGGGCGCGGGTATCGAATGGCAAGACGTCTTTCCCGGAGAGGCACCCCCGACATGAGAATCCTTCTTTTGCTTACGATAGCGAGTCTCGCGCGCGCCCAGGATCCGCTGAGTGGCGTCTGCTTCTCCCCGGATGAAAGATGCGAGATCCCACTCGCCTCCTTCCTCTCCTCGGCGAAGTCCACGATCGACGTTGCCATCTATGACATAAACGAGCCTGGGATCGTTGGCGCAATTCTGAAAGCGCAGGCCCAAGGGGTCCGGATCCGCATAGTCTGCGACAAGGTCCAGGCCGCAGGCCCGCACTCGGCCATCAAAAAGCTCGCGGACGCCGGCGTCCCCCTCCGGTATGGACACCAAAAAGGCATCATGCACAATAAGTTTGCGATCCTGGATGGGGGATGGCTCGAGACGGGATCTTTCAACTACACGGTTCACGCGTCGCAGGATAACCAGGAGAACCAGCTCTACACGACCGATGCTTTGGCACTCCAGCGCTACAAGGCGCGCTTTGAGCTTATCTGGGCGGGGGCTACTTCGGTCAGGCCGACGCCTTTGACTCCGGCTCCAAAACCTCAATGACGAGCGCCCGCACCGGGCCGTGTCCCCACTGAGTGTTTCCCTTTTCAAAGGCGTTCTTGACGCGGATGCCATGGGATTCGATCCCTTTGGCGTTCTTGAGGCTGACCGCGAGCTCGTCGAGCTCGTCGTAGAGGCGCTTTCTCTTCTCGGAAAGGCTGTCGATTTCACCGAGCACGACTTTGGCGCGCTCGCACTGTTCTTTCACGGAGGGTTTCTTCATGCCCTCCTTATCGGCCGAAGCCCTACTCGGGCTTAGGCGTGCGGTAAAACCCCTCTTCGATCCGATCGAGCCTCTCCTTGGCCTCCTGGAGGTCTTTTTTCGTCACGCCGCGCGCGGCGAGCTCGGAGAGAAAGTCGTCATCGTGCGCAAACTTCTCGATGAGAAGGCGCACCGTCACGACAGACCACTGGAATTGCTGAAGGTCGTTTTCAAGTCGTTTTTCCACAGGGTCCCCCTACTCTACTATGCCGACAATCTGGGCGCTTCCGACAATCATCGCTGGCGATACCACGAGCGCCGGGTCCGCGGGTTGCCGCCATAACAATTATCGCACCAGCGTTGCCATCGACGCAGGTAGGGCGAGCCGCAGCTTTGGCATCGGTTCTGACCATACGGTTCCGTCGGATAGCGTCCCATGCTTTGTCGCATGGGAAAGCCCCAGGGCTGAGGAGCAGGGGCAGCTGCCGGATACTCGGGCACGGCGTGAAGGTGCGGGCCGGTTTGTTCCGCCGGCATCGCCGGACCGGTTTGCACTGCGACCTGGTCGCCGCCTGGATCGAGCATGGGATCCATGCTGGCACCAAAGCCCGGTACGCTGACGTTTCGATACCCGATTTCCTTTGCCGCTTTCATCAGCTCAATGAGCTCTTGCACGGTATATTTTCCGTTTTCCATTGGTTTCTCCTTCCGAAGTTTTTCCAAAGTTTTCAGGACTTCTTTCCAAAAGAGATTCTCCTGGGTGAGGAGGGTCTTCTCGAGAATTCGGTTCCGACGATAGCGGAGGATCTTGTTCTGAAAGGGTGGCTCGAATCGGGGGTTGCGACTATGGTAGTCGAGCTCCTCGTAGCCGCACAAAAAAGCAAGGTGGACACACTGCCAGATATATTTTTTGGGGATCTCTCCGTTCAGCGCGGTGAGGTGATCGGCTTTGCCGGCGAACTTGGTCTCATAGGAACGTTGGACGTAGTCGTTGAGCCCATCATAGGAACCGCGGACGAAGCTGAAATCGGAATGCTCGAGGAAACGTTTGGGCATCGGGGTGCCCGTGATCCGCTCGTACTCCCACCGAGAGCGCGGCTCCTCCCAAATCCCACGCTTCATGACGAAGGTCGGAGGATCAGGGAGAATCTGGCCCGTTTTGAGGAGAAGGAGTTTCTTTGCGTCGCACCACGGAGAAGCGCCCATGATGATGGGAGCGTCCGAGCCGCCGACGCCTTTCCGGCGCCATTCCATCCGGTTCTCGGGCGTCACTATGACCGGGCGGGAGCTCATTTCCCCTCCGCTTTGGCGATGGCTTCTCGAAGCGCGATAAGTGCTTGCGTATTATCCGTGAAGCCCGAGCCACGAATAAGCTTAAGCGCCATATGGGCGGCTTCCAGTAGTTCCGGCGCGGCGGCGATGAGGCGCGCGTTAGCGATGCGCTCTGAATACGCTTCGGGAACGTTGTAGGCCTTGGCGCCCTTAACCGTCGCGACGTTCAGGCCCTTAGAAATAATTTCAATCGGCCGGTTCGGAGCGCCGCCCGAAATAGTTATCCACGGTCCCGTCGTATGCTGGCTCATCGCTCCCCTCCCCCGTAGTCAGGAAGCGGCTCCTTCAGCTGTGCCCGCATCTCGTCGAGCTCGCGGCGCCATCTCATAATGAAAACTTTCTCGAGCGGATGGGTATCGGGCCCGAAGCTCGCCGTGATGCCGTCGAGAATACCCTCGAACTTCGCGACCGCGGCTAAGGCCGGTTCCATGTTGACCGTCGGGTTAGTGGGAATCGGCGTGCTCCCCTTCCCTTCCCCGTGGATCAGAGTCAGTTTTGGCTTCGGCATAAAACCCTCCACTGAGAGCGCCGGCGGCTACCGGAGGCGTTGTTCCCTAACTCACTCGCCGATATTCCGCCGACACTCCCACTTACAATTATAACGCAGTGTGCTATGATGTACAATAGCTGTTGATGCGGCGGCTGACGTCACGTGTATGTTTTTTAGACACCGGGAGGGTATCGGGTGTACACTGATGATATGTCTAAGAAATCAAAGCGCCCCCAAAGCCATGAGGTGTTAACAAAGCGGTTTCAAATGAGGCTGGGGCCTGAAGAGTTTGCGGCACTGGAGATTGAAGCGGCCGCCGACGGCCCGCTAGGTTCGAGTCTGAATTCCTACATTCGAAAGCTTTTGGCGACCCACCCCGACCGCCCAGCGAACAAGAAAAAAACCTAGTCGAGCGCCTGGAGCTGGAAGTAGATCGCCCAGCCCAAGAGAATGATAAGAAACCCCGTTCCAATCACGGCGGCGAGACCCCCGAGCTTTCGCCAAGGGATCCGCCCTATCTGAGCCGCCCGCTCGCCCCGCCGGGGATAACGGTGAACGATCCGAGCTCGCCCAGGAGCCCGCGACAAATCGACAATCTTTTCTTCCAAAAGTTCCTCCTTCACTTCATCAAGGCCCGGCACCGCGGACAGCTCACGGATCGAACGTTCACGGTCGCGGCTCCATGCCGAAGCATGAACTCGACTACCTGAGATACTTTTTCCGGAACGCACTGGAGAGAAAGCCGCCCGGGGCTTCCCCGCTCCAGCGCCAGGTGCACCGGCATTGCCGTGAGCTTTTTTCCCGTAGATAAAACAGGTCCCAATCGTCGATTCAGGTATGATTTTTGCACGATTCCCCCTCCTTAAAACCGGGTTTTTCGGTCATCGCATGCCGTCTGCCGCGGCTATTTCTCTGGCCTGCGCAATG